AACAAAAGAACAAAACACGATGCTTCTATTAGTTCTGGTCTTGCAATAATGGCTTGCAATAGACACTTATACAGACCAAATGCTACAATAGAAAAACCGAAAATAAATATAAATATTGCTAAATATACAAATACTGGTAATATATCTAAATTAATTAAAAAATAAATATGATTGTAAAAAGTTATTTTCCTTCTCAAGTTGTGAGTGATGTGGAAAAAATGAGCTATGATTACGGTTTGAAAGTTGCTAAAGCTATTGAAGCTGAGTGGTTTCACACTGAAAGAGGTAGTAACAGATACATGACGAACCACAATAACTTTCATAATTTAAGGTTGTACGCTAGAGGCGAGCAGTCAATACAAAAATATAAAGATGAATTATCTATAAATGGTGATTTGTCTTATTTAAATTTAGACTGGAAACCAGTACCTATTATACCTAAGTTTGTTGACATAGTAGTAAATGGTATTGCAGAGCGTACATACGACATAAAAGCTTATTCTCAAGATCAAAACGGAGTTGATAAAAGAACTAAGTATATGGAAGATATTTTAGAAGATATGAGAACTGAAGACTTTAAGTCTGAAGTAATGGAAAATACAGGCTTAAATCTTTTTAAAAGTGATATGAATACTTTGCCACAAACTCAAGAAGAGTTAGAGCTTCATATGAAATTAAATTATAAGCAAGCGGTAGAAATAGCAGAAGAACAAGCTATTAATGTTTTGTTAGAAGGTAGTAATTATGAATTAACTAAAAAACAATTTTATTATGATTTAACTGTTTTAGGTATTGGCGCTGTAAAAACTAGTTTTAATACGTCTGAAGGCGTTGTAGTTGATTACGTTGATCCAGCTGATTTAGTCTATTCATACACTGAATCACCATATTTTGATGATATATATTATGTAGGTGAAGTTAAAAACATACCGATAAATGAACTTGCAAAAGAGTTTCCGCATTTAACACAAGAAGATTTAGAAGATATAATAAAAAATAGATATTACGAAAAAACTAATTATAATCAAGGTTATAATTACGCTGAGCAAGATAACAATAAAGTTCAAGTTTTATATTTTAATTATAAAACATACATGAACGAAGTTTACAAAGTAAAAGAAACTGGTACTGGTGCTGATAAAATATTAGAAAAAGACGACACGTTTAATCCACCTGAAGATTCAGATAATTTTAGCAAATTACAAAGAAGTATAGAAACTTTATATGACGGCGCTTTAATATTAGGCACAGATAAATTGTTACGATGGGAAATGGCTAGAAATATGTTAAGACCAAAGAGTGATTTTACAAAAGTTAAAATGAACTATGCTATTGTAGCTCCTCGTATGTACAAAGGTCGTATAGAATCGTTGGTGCAGCGTATAACAGGTTTTGCCGATATGATACAGCTTACGCATTTAAAGCTACAACAAGTTTTAAGTCGTATGGTGCCAGATGGTGTTTACTTAGACGCTGATGGTTTAGCTGAAGTAGATTTGGGCAACGGTACAAACTATAATCCACAAGAAGCATTGAATATGTTTTTCCAAACAGGTAGTGTTATTGGTAGATCATTTACTTCTGAAGGCGATTTAAACCCAGGTAAAATACCAATACAAGAAATAACAAGTGGTAGTGGTGGTAATAAAATGCAAGCTTTAATTGGTAATTATAATTACTATTTACAAATGATTAGAGATGTAACTGGGCTTAATGAAGCTAGAGACGGCAGCACGCCTGATAGAAACGCTTTAGTAGGCGTGCAAAAACTAGCGGCGGCAAATAGTAATACAGCTACAAGACATATATTACAAGCAGGTTTATTTTTAACTTCACAAACAGCTGAAGCTTTGTCGTTAAGAATATCTGATGTTATAGAGTACTCGCCAACAAAAGATGCTTTCATACAAGCTATAGGTGCTCATAACGTAGCTACATTAGAAGAAATGTCTAATTTACATTTGTATGATTTTGGAATATTTATAGAATTAATGCCTGATGAAGAAGAAAAGTCTTTGTTAGAAAATAATATTCAAGTTGCTTTAGCTCAACAAACTATAGACTTAGAAGATGCTATTGATTTAAGAGAAATTAAAAGTGTAAAATTAGCTAATCAACTTTTAAAAATACGTAGACAAAAAAAGATAGAAAGAGATCAAGCTGTAGCGCAACAAAACATACAAGCACAAGCTCAAGCTAACATGCAGACGCAACAAGCTTCTGCTCAGTTAGAAGTTCAAAAAGAGCAAGCTAAATCTTCTGCACAAGGACAACTTGAAAGTTTAAAAGCACAGCTAGACAGTCAAAAATTGTTACAGGAAGCAGAAATTAAAAAACAATTAATGGAAGTTGAGTTTAATTACAATATGCAAATAAGACAATTAGATAGTCAAAACGTAAAAAACAAAGAAAAAGAAAAAGAAGATCGTAAAGACGAAAGAACTAGAATACAAGCAACGCAACAAAGTGAGCTTATAGATCAAAGAAAAACTGACAAACCACCTAAAAACTTTGAGTCTGCAGGTAATGATATATTAGAAGGCGGATTTGATTTAGGTAGTTTTGATCCTAGATAAAAATTATTAATTATTATTATATTATATTATGGCAAAAAAGAAAAAAGAAACTGTAGCCGAAGAGGCTACTAAAGATAACGTAACTAAAGTTAGTCTTAAAAAACAAACAAATGAAGATGACAACGTCATCAAAGTAGATTTAACTAAAAAACCAGAAACAGATGCCGTTCCAGAGCAAAGCACAGATGAGGTTCCTGTACGCGACGAATCCGAAACTAGCGAAAAAGTACTCGAGGAAAACGTCGAAACAACAGATGAAAAACCTGCCGGAGAAGAAGTCTCCGAAGAAGTTCAAGATGAAACACCCACTCTTGAGGAAGTAACTGAAGAAGAAGTTCAAGAGCAAACAGAAGAATTAGCAGAAAAAGTTGAAGAAGCTATAGAGCAAGCTCAAGAAACTGGACAAACAATACCAGAAAATTTACAAAAAGTTGTAGATTTTATGGAAGAAACTGGTGGTACACTAGAAGATTATGTAAGACTTAATCAAGACTATTCTAGCTACGATGATATGACAGTGCTAAGAGAATATTACAAACAGACAAAAAAACATTTGACTGATGATGAAATAACTTTTTTAATTGAAGATTCGTTTTCAATAGATGAAGAAGAAGACGATGAAAGAGAGATAAAGAAAAAGAAAATAGCGTTAAAAGAGCAAGTTGCCAACGCTAAAAGCCACTTAGACGGGCAAAAGTCTAAATACTACGAAGAAGTTAAAGCTGGAAGCAAACTCACTAGTGAGCAGCAAAAAGCAATTAACTTTTTTAATAGATATAACAAAGAAAGCAAAGAGAACAATAAAATAGCGGAAAAACAAACTAATACTTTTAAATTAAAAACTCAACAAGTTTTTAACGATAAATTCAAAGGTTTTGAATACAACGTCGGTGAAGGTAAAGCTGATGCTATGAAAGAAAGTGTTGCTAAGGCTAAAAACGTAAGTATGGATCCAAGGCAAGCATTTTCAAACGATAACACAAGCGGACCTAAAGTAAGAGTGCTTAACGATGATACTTCTCCAACTTTTAAGTTTAAAATTAAAAATAAATAAATAACTAATTTAAAATTACAAAATTATGGCAATTAACCCTGGAGGTAGTTTAAATAGTGTTCCTTCTTCACAGAAGCAAACATTTTCTTCAAACTACGTCGATTTTACGAGCACTGACACTCAAGGTTGGGCTCAACAATACCTGCCTGAATTGATGGAAAAAGAAGCTGAGGTTTTTGGACCTCGTACAATTTCTGGTTTTCTTAATCAAGTTGGTGCAGAAGAGGCTATGACTTCTGATAGAGTCATTTGGTCTGAACAATCAAGATTACATATTTCGCTTAAAGGTACTATCGATTTAGATGGTAACGTAAGTTCATCAGGTGCAAAAGGTTCGTTTACTGTTGTATCTGATATTGACGGTAACATTTCTGGCGATGGCTTTGCTATTGCTAGTCATGGCGTTAGAAATCATGATGTTGTTTTATTAGCATCTGCTGGTAAAGTTTCAAGATGTTTAGTTGTAGCTATTAACGGCGCTGCTATTGGTCTTAGAGCTTACGACGAAGATGTTTTAACTGGTCACTCTGAAACAGCTGGAGCGGCTACACTACTAGTTATTGGTTCTGAGTTTAAAAAAGGTGACACATACGATGGTATTTCACACAGAGGTACTGCAGAAGGTACTAGAAATGGTGCTAACGAGCCTACTTTTAAAACTTTTACTAATAAACCAATTATAATGAAAGATTATTATGAAGTATCAGGATCTGATTCTTCTAGAATTGGTTGGGTAGAAATTTCTGCTGAAAATGGTCAATCAGGTTACTTATGGTACTTAAAAGCTGAAGCTGATACTAGAGCTAGATTTACTGATTATTTAGAAATGTCAATGCTTGAGTCTATTCCTGGTTCTAACTCAACTAACGTTGATGGCGAATTAGAATTATCTCCAGAAGGAGATGCTGGTACTCAAGGTTTATTTCACGCTATAGAACAAAGAGGTAATGTTACTACTGGTGTAACTGGTGTTAACGCTTCTACTGACTTAGCTGAATTTGATGCTATCTTAGCTGAGTTTGACAAGCAAGGTGCTATTGAAGAGTACATGATGTTTGTTAACAGAAACACTAGCTTAGCAATAGATGATATGTTAGCTTCAATGAACTCTTATGGAGCTGGTGGTACATCATACGGTGTATTCAACAACTCTGAAGACATGGCGTTAAATTTAGGTTTCACTGGTTTCAGAAGAGGTTCTTATGACTTCTATAAGTCTGATTTCAGATACTTAAATGACTTAGCAACAAGAGGCGGTATTAATGCTGCTGCAACAACTGATGCTATTAGAGGCGTTATGATTCCTGCTGGTACTTCTTCAGTTTATGACCAAACTGTTGGTGCAAGTATGAAAAGACCTTTCTTACACGTAAGATATAGAGCTTCACAAACTGATGACCGAAGAATGAAGACTTGGGTTACTGGTTCTGTTGGTGCTGCTACATCTTCTTTAG